TGCCCCCGCGATCGAAAGTTTTTCGGCCAAACACTCCCCCCCGTCATTGCGATTTTTTTTCTTCCGTGGCGAGCCGATCAAATAATCCTTTCTTGATTGGCGCAGGGTATATGACCTCGACCTCGTCATCTGTTGTGATGCCTAACCTATCCATGAGCGACGGCGAAAGATCAGCAACACGCTTGGTATCCTCATGCGGTCCCCAATCGGCAGGCCATGCGAGGAACTGCTTGCCTGTAGCCGGCGCACGTACCAGTGCAGGATAGGGCTGCGCTAGTTGCGTCTTTGGCGTGACCGCATAATCCCATCTGCACGCAACATACGGTCGATCGACATTCAAGCGACGTGCCAGGCCTGTTGTGCCTGGCGGTTGCTGCTCGAGGAACAGCCACGGCGCTTGTTCGTATTCGTAAATAAATGCGAGCCCTTCGTCGGCGTCGACGCCCATGTCATCGGGACCGCCGAAGTAGGAGCATTTGCCTTTGACTTTCAGCAATGAAGTTGACGGCGGCTCGACGGTTCGCACTGTCGTTCCCACAAGCGCCGTGGTGATGGCGCAACAAATCGCCGTGAAATCTTCATCATAAATCGCAGCGTCCGCGGTGCTGTCCACGAAGCACGTTTCGATGAGCACGGCCGGCGCCTCGGTTTGATTGAGGAAAAACAAGTCGGTGCGTTTTTTCGGCCCGCGATCGATAAGGCCGGCGGCGTTGGCGATGTTTTCCGAGATCAAGTCGGCGAGCGCGGCTTGCGTCGTGTAGAGGCATTCGGTGCCCATCGGCTCGTCGGTTTCGGCGTAGGCATTGAAATGCACCGACACGTCGAAGTCGCGCGCGCCTTGCGCGTTGTGAAAATCGACAATGCGATTGAGGTTTTCGTTTTGAGTTTTTGAAACGTTGTCGTGGAAAGTCACGACTTGCACGCCGGCGGCGTGCAATTGCTTGGCGACTTCCTCGACCACGCGGCGCGCCTCGTCGACTTCGTCGAGGATGCCGGATGCACCGCGCACATATTTTCCGTGGCCCGAACTGATGACGATTTTCATGCTTTCACTCCCCTTTGAACTCAAGGCGTTGCCGCACTTCGCTGCATGTTTCGATTACTGGCGTGTATTTGGAATCGCCGGTGAACACCAGACATTTGACGCCGGCGTGAAAGTGCTCGCCCGGCTGGCCGCGCGGTTCCCGCAAGGCGACAACTTGCTCGGGATTGATCAGCACCATTTGCCGATCCGGCCCCGTGAGGGCGATCAGGCGCAGCGCCAGGATGATTTGCTCGAGCGTCATCAATTGATTTGTGACCCGCGAATATCGCCGCTCGGGCTGCCGCCGACGAACGTGACAAACGACACGCCGTTGATCGCTGCGCCGCGCGCACCGGCACCGCCGCCAGCACCGGCACCGGCGCCAGACCCGGCACTCCCGACTGATCCGGCTAAGCCCGGACCGCCGCCAGCACCTGCAAAACCAACAGCGCCCTGTGTTTGCGTGCCGCCTGCTCCGCCAGCGGTCGGCGTCCCTGCACTTCCGTCGTTTCCATTTATTCCAGAAACGCCATTGCTATGAATGCCGCCGGCGCCACCATTTGTTCCTGCACCGCCACCGCCACCAGCCGCGCCATAGAATGTCTGCGCTCCAACGACTGTCCCATTTCCACCGTTGCCGCCGCCACCGCCGCCGCCGGCCCAAATTTGATTGACGGTAAGCAAGATTGCTACTGTTGTTTTCAGCGCCGTTCCGCCCGTTCCGCCAGTGCCGCCGGTGCCTGCGGTAACTGCTGCTCCATTGCCACCGGCTCCGCCCTTACCTTGAATGCGCCCGTTCACAATCACTTGGATCGTGACGCCGGCCGGCCACGTGCCAACGTCAAACGCCGGCACGCCGGCCGAGGTTGATCCGACAATTACGCCGGCGTTGATCGTGCACGTCACCGTGTTGCCGGCGACCGGCGTGCCGTAGATCGAATCGTGCATCGTGCGCAGATTCACGTTCATCAAATTTGCGTCGATAATGATTGTGTGATCGCCGGGCGATGCGGCGGCGAATCCGGTCAGCGAAATTTCCTCGGCCTCGATCTCGAAAAAATCGGCGCGCGGATTTAATCGCGTGATCTGCGCCGGAATTGTAATCGGCAGGCCAATCGCGGTTTGAAAAATCCACGAGCCGATTTGATAGCCGGTGCCGAGCAGCGGCGTTGCCACTGAGCCGCGCAGCATGTTGAAGCTGATGCGCCGCGGCGGATCGCGATAGCGCGCGAGTTGCACAGTGCCGATCGAGTCGGCGACCGAGCGACCGCCATCGGGAATCCAGCGCGAATAGATTTTTTTGATTGCCGGCGTGCCATAGGCCGCTTCCGCCGTAGCGTCGCGCTGAAAGCTGGTCGAGCGATAGTTGTTCTCTTGATCGTCGTTGATCAACGGATTGATTTTCGCGAAATAGGTATAAACTTGCGACAGGCGTTTTTCCGGCTGTTCCTTGACCTCGAGCGAATCGGCCATGAAATTTTGGTGGTCGAAAACGTCAGCACCCGACGGGATCGGGCGCAGCACCAAAAGCCGAATTTTCTGATTGATCGAATCCCACCAAATTACGAGTCCGACTTGCTCGACCAATTCCGACACCAGGTCCGCGACCGACTTCGGCTCAGTAATCGTCGCCGTGTAAACTGTCGATAAATAACCGGCGACCTCCGCTTGCCACGCCGTCAGGTCGATATAGCTCGACGGCACGGCGGCGTAGGTAACTAGCAGGTCGCGGATGATCGTTGCCGGATCGGCCGACGTATATTGCAACACGACTTGCACGCGGCCTTGCGCATTGTGTGCGACCGCCGTCGTGTTTTTTTGCCCGCGCGTCAATGTCAGTGTGTCGCCCGAGCGGGTAAACGAACAAATTTCCGAGCCATCAATCTGCAGAAACCCGCTCGCCGGATATGACGAATTACCGATCCCTGCCGGCAGTAGCGTCGCGCTGGTGGCGACGTTGGTGATGTTGGCGCTAAGAAAGCCCGGCGACAGCGTTGGCGCTTGTGCGCGATCGCCGTCCGCAAGCTTCAGCACGTCTTTGGCGATGATCTGATATTCGCCCTTGGTCGATGGTCCGTCGACGCTCTCGATAATGAAATTGCGAATTTCCATCGCGGCAAGCGCCTGGCCGAGCGCGCCGGTGATCACGCGCAGCGCCCGCCCCTGCAGCTTGAGGCCATAGCGCGCCCTGAATTTTCCCCAAAAACTCCCTTGCGTGAACGGCTCGGCGTCGAGCACGTGCCGGTGATCGCGAAACTTGCATGTGACGGTCGCCCGCGTGCCGATATTCTCGCCGAGTGACACCGTCGCCGGATCAATCTTGACTTCCAACAAGCTTGGAATTGCATCGATGTCGCGCGGCAAATAACCGGCGTCGATCGCAAAGCGCAGCATCGTCGCCACGGTCAACGCAATCGGCGGCGTCACGCTCGGGAATCGCGTCGGCGTCGGCACAAAGTTGCCGGTGCGTCTGGCGTAGGGGTGAATGGTGAATTCGTCGATCCATCCATTGTAAAGAGCCGAGGTGTCGTCGCCGTCGCGGCCGATCGCCAGCGTGCCGGTCGAGTCATTGATGGCGCCAGCGATCGCCGTCGAGGCCTCCATCACGCCATCGACAAACAGCATGAGCAAACCGCCATAGCGCGTAAGGGCGACGTGATGGTAGCGCGTGCTTGCGCCGAATGTTGTCGTTCCATTGCAGAGGATTTGCGTGGAACCTTGAAACACTTTGGCGCTGATGACACCGCTTGGCTGAATGTCAATGTTCCATGCGCGCGTCGTGTTGGCGCCGCCCACGCCGGCACGCTGGCCGCAGAAATTTCGCTCCGCGCCGATGGCGCTATCGTTCCAGAAATAAAACTCGATCGAAAAGTCATTGCTGCCGAACGAAAAATCGACGCTGTCCGGCGTGCTAATGTAGCCGGTGCCCTGCACATGCAATTCGCCGTTGCCGAATGAACATGGCGACGATAACGACACATCGCCCGCCGGCGTCCACACATGCGTCGATCCGACCGTATTAGTGTCGGGATAAAGATGCGGTGATGAACTGACCTCGTCAAAAGCTTGATGCACCAAAGTCGGCACTATGGCCGGCACGTCAATCTCGACGTATGTGAGCGCCTTGGTCACGCGATACCCGCCATTTCCAGCGTCAGCGCAATGCGCCGGTGATCGGGCGACACCTCGGGCTCGGCGTCGGCCGTGAGCCAGGAATAGCCGGTTTCATTCGGATAATCGGTCGGCGCCCATGACCAGAAAAACGGCGTTTCTTCCGCTGCGGCCAGGAACGGATCGACCGATTGCCGGTAAAATGTCGGTGTGAAGCCGAAAAACTCGGCTTTGCTCGCGCGACTTTCAGATAGCACGATGCGACCTAAAAAGTTGCCGCTTTCCGACATGCCGTTGACGATCCGCGTTCGTCGCCCGAACGTGAACGGCACGTGCGTCACGTCGACTTTGATGCCGCGTTCGAGCACCAAAAGCCGCCCGACATACATGACCGCCATTTGTGCGAGCGCCGACGAGGTATCGAGAAAAATGCGCAAGCCGCCATAAGTGTCCGGATTGAATCGAGCAATCAGCGGCGAGTCGTCGGCGACCGGCAAATAATTGGCGTCGAGCAATGGCACGATCGGCGACGTGCCGAGCGTCTCGACATAGAAGCCGATTCCGGCACTGCCGAAATTGTGGCCGGCAATCCCGACATAGTTGATCGTTCCCGAAAGGCCGCTGATGTCGATGATCTCGCCGCCAGTGAGGATCGAACCGGATTTCCAGTATAAATGCGTTGCCGGATTTGCCACGTTAATCAGCGGGAAGCCGTCGGCCTCGGTCGACGGCGCAATATTTGTCGTGGTGACTTGATTGCGGTAGCCGATCAGAGGCGTGCCTGGCGGCTGATCGGCGGCCGAAAGCCCGGCGGTCGGCAAAATTAGCGGCATTGTTTGTCACCCTGCGATTTTCAGCTTGTAGCCGTCGCGCGCGCCGGCGTTCAGAGCGTCGACCAGATCGCGCAACATGGTGCCGGTGAATAGATCACGCGGCCCGAGGCCGCTTAGCACGATCTCTTGCGAGCGGCCGCGACTGCCGCCCGCCTGGCCGGCCGGCGTGATGTCGACTTGTTCGCCCGAGGCCAGCGTGAGCGGCACGAGCTGATTGTCGACGCCGCTCATGCCGCCGGGCACCTTGAACGATCCGCCTTTGGCGAACGGTGTGGCCGCGATCGTCGCCACCGCGGCAAGGCCTGACGCGAGCGCGACGCCGGCGCCGATGATGTCAAACGGCGGCGGATAGGTCGCGAGCGCTTTTGTATATGCCAGATAAGCGTTGAACGTCGCTTGGCTGATCGCCAGCGCTTTCGCAATCCCGGCGAACTCTTTGTTTTTCTGCGCGAGCCCTGCAAACGCCGACGACGCGCTGTTGAGCATGTCCGACGTTGCATTTTTCCAACTGACGCCGGCGCGCTCGGCGTTCTTTTCGTTTATGTCGGCGATTTCCGCTGCCGAATATCCCATCTTTTGTAGGCCTTGATCGGCGATTGCCGCCTCTTTTTGAAAGCGCTCAAACGGGTTTAATGATTGATCGAAAAATTTTGCGCCGGCGAGCTTTAACATGTCGTTGTTTAGCTGCTCCGCTTGCGGCCCGAGCTTGCCGAACTCGGCGCCGGTCAAAGTCACCTGATTTTTTGTGAGCTCTAAATGGGCAGCGGTTTGCAAAAGGCCCGGCGCTAGCTGCGAACCGAACACGCCCGAGGCCTCGAGCGTTTCCGCGCGTAGCTTTGCTATTTCTTTATTAAATGCCTCCAGGTTTTTGTTTGCTTCCGGGCTGAAATTGAGTTGCGCTTTGCCGAATTGCGCAGCCGCCTCTTGCACGGCTTTCATGCCGATCGCCGCGGCGGCAAATTCTTTTGCGCTCTGCGCGACTTCGTTGCTCGTTTCGTTAATGATCGCCGGCACTGGTTTGACCGCCTGGCCGACGCCCTCGATGCCATATTCGAAACCGAGCCACGCGCGTGTGCCTTCCTCGGCCGCGTCATTCGCCGCCGGCAGTGCCGCCTTTACCTTTTCAATGCCCGCCGCAAGATTTTCGAAATCGCGAATGCTGCCGCGGATGAAGGAAACCAGGCCGCCGAAATTGTCTTCGAATTTTTGGCTATTGCCGGCGGCCTCGCCAAACGACTGCGCCAGCCGTTGCATGGCGGCGAGCAGGCCGCTGTCGCCGATGATCCGGATTATCAGCGCATCCTTGGTTTTGTTGAGATCGGTCAACGTGTCTTTGTATTTTTCCGCCGCCGCAAGCGCCGCGCCGCTCATGATCTGGCCGGTGTCCTGCATGCGCTTTTTTAGTTCCTCGAAACCGGCCGAGCCCTGATTTAAAATCGGAATGAGATTGGCGGCGCCCTTGCCGAAGATCGCTTGCACCGCGGCCGTTTTGGTCGTGCCGTCCGCGTATCTTGAAATCGCATCGGCGACTTTCAGAAACGCCTCGTCCGGCCGCAGCTTGATTAGATCATTGACGGACAGGCCGAGCGCCTTGAACGCCGCCGCCTGGTCGCTGGTCGGCCCCTCAGCCGCGATCATGTTTTTCGACAGCTTGGCGACCGAAGCGCCCAATTCCTCGAGACTAACGTCGCTCAATTCCGCCGCGTGCGCGAGCACCTGCAGATTGTCGGTCGGGATGCCGAATTTCTGCGACGCCTTGGCAAGCTTGTCTGCAGAATCGATCGCCTTGTTGACCGACTCCACGATGGCGTCGAACGTCCGCTCGACGGCCTTCTCGAGCCCGGTGCCGGCGGCGACGACCGACGCCGCCTTGCCGAAACTGCCGAGCGCGTCGGTCGCCTTTTTGATTCCTTCCTGCAGCTGCGCGATGTCCGCGCCGAAAACTACGCGGACGGCACCAATGTCAGCCATGTTGTGCCTCTTTCATCGCAGCCTTTCGCGCCTCTTGTGCGCGATACCATTTCCACATGAGCGCGTTGGATTCCTGCCAGGTCTGCCGCTTGCGTTCGCGCATGAACAGTTTTTCCACCTCGGTAGACGACAGGCGTTTGGCACGTGATAGCGCGGCGATGTTGTATGCCAGAATCACGCGGCCGTTGTGCTCGTCGCGGCGCGCGATCGCGTGCGCGTCGATCACGAGCGCGACTAGACGAACGGTGGAACGCCAAAACTGTTCAGGATCGCCGCCGGCGATCAGCCATTTGCGGATGATGGAATCCCAATCCCATTGCCCGACTTCGTCGGCGGCGGCGTAGGGTCCGGTTTGTCCTCCGCCGCCGTCCCGAACGCGCGCGGGAATGCGTCGGAGAACTGTTTCAGGAATGCCGGCATGCCGAACTCGTCGAGCAAAATCGAGGCCTGCTTTTCCGTCATCGGTTCGTGATGCAGCAATAGGCCGCAATGGAATAGTGCGAGCGTGTGTTCCGCACTCGGCCAATTCTTTTCCACGTCGCGCATGATCGCCGGCCACGGCTTGCCAAAACGTTGTTCCAGTTTTGCCAGGCCATAGTTGCCGAGCAAATAAGTAAAGGTCTTGTCGCCGATCGCGAGCTCGATTTCGCCCTTTTGTGGGTTTGCCATTAGGTGCTCCCCACCGTCAGGTCGCCCGTGACCTTCCACTTTGCCGTTGCGGTCATCTTGTTGTCGTACGGCGCGGAAATGTCATAGCCGTTGAGATTGCCCGAGAAAAACCAAGTCGTGCCATTCGGGTATGACAGGCGAATGAACCGCGTCCGGCTCGTGCCCGGCGGCAAATTCATGAGCGAGAACAAAAAATCGTCCGTCGTTCCGCCAGGCACGAAGTTCATTTCACACGAGAATTCGCCGCCGTCGCCGAGGCCGACGATAAACTCGCGCCGCTGATTTGGTGATTGCATATGCGTCACGTCGATGTCGTCATATTTGACTGACGGCGGCGTGATGTTGGTGACTTCGGCTAGTGCTTGGAGAACGTCGGGCGACGAGCCGGTAGCAACCTCGACCACGCACCCGTAACCTAGCAAGGCGTTAGACATGACAAGCCCTCAAAGCATAGGAGGAAGCTTGTCGCACCGTGCCGGGAAAATACCCTCAACTGATCTTTGCCGCAATCCGCGCCGACTTGCGCGCCGCCCGCTGTCGCGCTTTCTCAATTTCCACGGCCATTTGCTTAATGATAATCGCGAGCGAATTCGCTTTTTCGCCGTCAAAGGCCGGCCGCATAAACGGCTGCGGCCGATGGTGGATCGTGCCGAATTCCTGAAACACTGATTCGGGCACGGGTCCGGCCTCGACCAAAACCTCGACCTCGGATTGCTTGTCGTATGAGGCCTTGCCGCCGCGCGTCATTCGCGATGGCTGCGCCGGCGTCGCGCTGATCGATTCAATCAAGTGCCCGGTCGGCCCTCGCGTCGCCAACGCCTGGGCCGTCTCGGCCATTGGCTGCGCGCCGGCGAGCAGCGCGCGGCGCACGATGTTTGCGGCCGTCGCTTTGGAGAACTCGTCGCGCAGGCCGGCGACGGTTTCCGACAATCCCTCAATTTTTATAATTTTGGTCGTGATCAGCGGCATTTAGAATTTTGCATAGTGAATTTGAAAATCGCGCGTCATGTTAAACATGCGCGTTGTGTGGTCCGACAGGTCGCGCTCGCCCACTTCAAAAATTCCGCGGATGTCGATGAAAGAGCCAGGCGAGTCGGTGCCGTAGACAATGCGGCCTTGGAAACCCGTCAGCACGTCGTGCGCCGCGTCGGCAAGTGACACCGCTCCATCGTGCTTGTCTGCCCAACTGTCCAATTGCATGCGGATTTGTTGCAGGCCCGAGTCGCCTTGCATGTGATAGTCGGCAAAGCCGCTCACACGGAAATAGACCAGCGATGGCGCCCGCATATTTTCGGGCATTTCCACCGGATAGCAGCGGCCGCCGCTCAAAGCGTTAACGGTCGCATCCGACAGCAACAGTGAGCGAAACGCCAGGCGAATGTCCTTCATGGTCGCACCGCCGGCCGCCTGGTCGCCAGCACGCGCAGGCCTTCGTGCCGGCCAATCTCGAGCACGGCGAACACGTCATAGATCGACCGCTCGGCGATCGGGTCGACGGCCGCCGTTGCCGGTTCGATCAGTCGATCCGCCGGCGACAGGTCCGCCAGGTCCGCGGCCCAACGCAAGTGAAACTCGACCTGCTCTGACGCCTCGAGTTGCGCCGACCCGTAGCGCTCAATGCCGGCGACGGCGTTCATTGAGGCCCAACGCGCCGGCCCGATCGCCGCCCACGTCTGCCCCTGCTCGCCGGACGGCGAACTCGTCGAGGTGAAACGCTGCACGACGACGCGACGATCGAGCTCTCCCGCTTTCATTGGAAATACCATGTCGCCAGGAACGCCAGCGCAACCATGCCACCGCTAATGATCGCGGCGGCAAAAACCGGCTTCCAATCTATTTGATCGCGATTGCGCGGCCGCTTCATTGCAGAAGCCTCCACAATGTTCCGTCGCACAATTCCCGTTCAGTATACTGGCAATACGCCAGGCTGTGCAGCCACTTTGTTCGATCGGGAAACACCGGCTTTCCCAGGTCGCCGCTAATGCTCGAGCCGACCAGCGCGGCCGCGCTCGACGAATCGACGAATACGGGAAAGCCGAGGATCGCCGCCTCGACCGCGGCAATGCTGCCGTGCGTTAGCAGCGCGTATGTCTTGCGGTCGACGAGCTCGCGATCGAGCCCGATTTTCGATTCCTTGTCGCGCACAATGATCGGTCGCTCGGTTTGCAAGCGCAAAGCTTCGGAAAGCAACAGCGACCAGCTTTGCGACAGCCCGCGGACTAGCCAATAATCCGCCAGCGTGTCGGCGATCAAAAACGGTGCATCGGCTGCGGCGTGCTCGCGCCACGGCTTAACGCTGCCGTCGAGGCGTAGCGCTTTCCATCGGTCATCCGGCACATCCCGAATTTTGCTCATTTGGAATTCGCCAAGGTGCCATCGATAATAACCGCCCCGCTCGATTGATTGATCCGCCGGCGGCAGGCCTTTCGACCACCAGCGGCGCAGATAGCCGCGATCCCAATATATCCACGGCGTGTTTGTTTCCCGCCATTGTTTGATCGCGTCGCGAAACGGCGGCGAGCAACCGACGATCGGAATGCGGGTCCAGGCCTGCGCCGTAAGCTTGTTATAGTCGTGGCGAATGACCTTGCCGCCCAAGTCCTGAATATGCTTCGCGATCCGTTCAAACAGGTCGAGTTTGAATTTTTTCAAACCCGGCGGAACGAAGAAAACGCAATCGTGCGGATCGACCATTGTTTAGCTCCAATGCTTGGCGATCCACGGAATATGCGCGAATTGACTTGGATCGCGCCGGCCGGGAAAGGCGACAATGCGCGCGTCGGCCGGCAGCTGATCGTTCGCCGGCCAGCCCGGTTTGCGGAACGCATAGATGCCCGAGCTCGGCCCGACCTTCCATGTTGCGGCGTCCGGCCGCTTGAAGTGAATCCAGCCCTGATCGTCCGGGAATTCATATTTCGGGATTGTCTGCAGCACGTCGGCGTTGAGCGAAAACCATAGATCGGCGTTCGTGCCGCCTTTCATCATGAGAACGCTACCATTGAACGGGCAGGGATTAGCAGCGTTCGCGCCCTCGAGGATCACGAGCGTTTCGTCGCGATCAAACAGCGGATCGAGCCGACCGGTTATTACGATGTCAAGATCGAGCACAACGACGCGTTCGCCGCGCGCAATTTGGCATCGATCCTGAAAACGCCGATCAAACAGCCGCATGCGGCAGAGACAGCCATCGAGTAACCATTCGTCGCCGGCCTGCGGATGCAGCACAAGAAAGCGAAACGGCGGTTGCAAATTGCGACGCAAGCCATATTCGAGGCGCGCGATATAGTGCCCCGGATATTTCTGACCCCAAATCCACGTGCAAACCGTCAATGCCATATCATGATGCCGATGCCGTTGTGGCCGTTGTCGAGTTTGATTTCCTCGAACGTCGCGCCGAAACGGTAAAGATGTTTCAGGTCCGCCCACACTTTCGGCACCTCGATCGGCAGGCGTCCCGGCGGCGTCGGATTGTTCCAGCCGATATCGTGAAAACAGATGATCGGCGCCATGTGCGAATAACTCTGGAAATCCTTTCGCACATATTTTTCGGTGTGATTGGCGTCGATGAAAATCAAGTCATATGGCTGCAACTTCGCGACCCGTTCGATAATGGCGTCCGACGTGCTGTCGCCAAGAAATAGGTGCGCCTCATGCCCGAGCTTTTGCAAAGCAGTCTGACAATTGTGCAAGGACTCTGCGGAATCTGATCGACCCCACGCCTGGTTAGGCATGTCGACCATGACAATTCGCGATTTTGGCTGCATTGCCTGCGCAACTTGCCAAACCAAGCCGCCAAACTTGCAGCCGATTTCGCAGTAGCTTCCAAGCTTATGCTCGCGAACGAATTGCAGGAATTGCTCGAGCTCGCCCAAGTGCTGTTGCGGCCTGCTCGCATAGCTTAATGGCGTGGCCATAGACTTCTTCCACCGTGATTTGATCAAGAGCGCGCCGGCAGTGCTGGCACGCATGAAGCGATCCGCAGGCATGTGAGTCGCCGGTCAAGTTAACATGATCCGCATAGCCGGTGACGGCCGGCGGAATGAAGCCGCCAAAAATAACGATCGCCCTGGTGCCGACCGCCGCGGCGGCATGATGCAAGCCTCCCTCGGGCACGATCGCGAGCTCGATCGCCGACAGCGCCGCCGCCGCCTGGCGGAAGTCAGCGACGTTGATTTGCTCGACGCCGGCCAGGCGCAGCTTGCCGTAACTGAATTGCCAAACGCGTACGTCGCTGTGGCGCAGCCGATCGGCGAGCAGTTGCCAACGCGCGAATCCCCAATCCTTGTTTCGTGCGACTGACTTATGCCACGGCACATTCGGTTCGAGCAGCACGCCGTCGCGCGGCACGGCGCAGACGCGTTCGCTGTCGTCAAAAAAGAATTCGCCGCGCGGCGCCTTGAAATCGTAATTCCAAATCCAGCGGCCCGTCGCAGCGTGATTGTACCAACGCCGGCCTTTGTAATAGTCGATCCAGCGCAAGTTTTTCTCGTCGAGCGAACGTGCGACGTTCGGATTGTAGCGAAACGCCTGCTCGCAAAACGGTCCCCAAATCAGCCTGCGGCCGTCGCCGAACGCAATGCGCTTGCCGGCGGCGTCAGCGCCGCGCGCCAGGCCGGTCGCCATGATTTCATCGCCGATACCCATGTTGTTAGCGATGATACTTTCCGAACGGCTTTTCGATATAGCGATCGCGCGGGAAGCCGTTCGCCTCGGCCTCGACGAGCAGCGCGTCAAAGAGCTCGACAACGTCCTTGCGCGGATGCGGCTGCGGCGTTCGCTTTGACCAGTGCTCGAGGCCTGCAGCGCGCAATCGCGGCAACGCGTGACGCAATTGCGGCTGCGTTGGAATCGACGTGCAATGTAAAATCTTCAAATCCGGATCGTGCAAATTTGCATATTGCTCGCCGTCCAAGCAATTCCAGTTTCCATTTTGGAAGATGCCAACGGACCCCGCTGGCAAGCCGCGGCGCAGTCGCGCATATAGCCCGTACTCGGTTTTTATTTGCTTGATCGGCGGCAAATGCTTTTGCGCCTTGGCGCAGTCGAACAGCGTGCAACAGAACGTCGAAGCATTTTTCGCGATGCAGAATTGTTGCTCGGCAATCGGATGGCGCCAGAGCTCGGCAATGTCGGCGAGCACAATCATGTCGATATCTAGATAAATCGCGCGGCCTTGAAAGCCGCAATGCTCCGGAATAGACCAGCGGAACGCCGAGAACGGCGTCGCCCAATTGCGCATAAGCCAACCGTGCCAGGTCGAGGCCGGATCGTTGCTCGCTTTCATCCACGTGAGCTCGATCGGCTCGCTTGCGTGCTTGCGGATCGACCACTCGAGCACCGATTGCGATTCGATATCTTCATTGTTCGCTGGCGTGCCGACAAAGATTCGGATCATAGCTGCCACCTCGCGAGCGCTTCCTCGATCGTCATTTTCGGATAAGCCGTCAATTTTGAGCTCGGCGAGCAGTTGACAACGTCAACGCCCAACTGCGCGGCCCGAACCGCAGCCCCGTCGAAGGCCTCGCGCCAGCGTTTGACGTTGTATTCCATCGGATTGCTCAATGGCGTCGGATGGCGGCCGTGCCAATGCAAACCCTGATCGAGACTGCAATCAATGCCGACCAGCATGATGCCAGTCGCACCGAACTGGATCGCCAGGTTGAACGCCTGAAAGCCGGAATTGCCGCCGGCGCCGACATAGCTCGGCTTTTCGATTAGCAGTTCATTCAGCCCGACTTGCTCGATCATGACTCGCTGCAATTTGAATTCGTCGCAGGCCCGACGATCGTGCGACAAGCGCAGCCCCGTGAATTCGCGCGCGCCGCGATGCGTTTGCCACCAGCCATAGTCGCAGGAATAAAGCACGTCGGCCCATGGCGCGAGCTTGAATGAATCGTTGATCGCGACGACGTGGATGCGATCGCGCAGTGACTCGACCGGCACTTGCTTCGCGCTCGGCCCGGACCCGACAATAGCAACGCATTCGCCACGCCAATCCTGCCACCACGGCACCGTTTGCGGCCCGATCTCGGCCGCGTGGTTTAAGCTCGGCGCCATGGTCCTGACTCTGGTCGGCGCGATGGCCCGGCCGATCGCCGTTGCGCTCCGTCGCCGGTGAACGGTACGGTTCGAAACGCGCGATCGGTCCGCAAGTTGCTCGGCACAATATCTAGCGAAGCCGTCAGGGCGGCGCGACTGTCGAATCTTGCCGAGACTGGCATCGCGAGATTCGCCATGGCGGCAAAACCGCCGACGCCGGCGAATGCTGCCGAAGCGGCGATGTTTTGGCGAAACTGAACCGAGAGATTGCCGGCACCGGCGAACAGCGCGGCGGCGTATTTGACGACGACCATATTGGCCGAGAGATTGCCGCTCGCGCTCCAATTGCCGGCAACGTTTTTGACGTTTGCGACATCGACATTGAGGCCGCCGAGGCCGGCGAAGCGGGCTGCTATCGCGTCCGCCTGCGCGATCGCTGTGGTGAGAGCACCGAGGCCGCCAAAATTGGCTGCACTGGCAAGCCCAAGGCGGACCGAGCCCAAAAGCCCGCCGACGCCGGCTAGATTGGCCGAAACCAGCCAATTGTTCGTAACGCCTGGAATGAGCGCCTCGGCCGAAAAGGCACCGGCACCGGCGAAGCTGGCGCGGACCGGCATGCCGAGGCTTGCGAAGGCCGCCCATGCGCCCGCGCCGGCGAACGTCGCATCTATCGGCTTGCTCTTGGAAAGTTGACCAGCGAGCGCGCCTGCCCCGGCAAACGTGCTTCCTGCGGCCATGCCTTGGCGCAAGAATGCCGTCCAGGCGCCGGCACCCGCATACGTGGTGGATACCGCCTCGGCTAATTGCATCGCAGCCGCCAAGCCGCCGGCGCCGGCGAAGGTGGCCGATGTCGCCTCGGCGAGTTGCCCCGTAGCGGTCAGTGCACCGAGGCCCGCAAAAGCGGCGCCGATCGTCTTAGTCTTAGCAACGTCACCGACGAAACCGCCGGCACCGCTAAAACTGCCCGCAATCGTTTCTGCTAATTGCAATGCCACCGCGAGATTGCCCGCGCCGGCGAAATTCGCCGCGGTGATCTCTCCCAACTGCGCCGCTGCCGTTAAAATGCCGACGCCGGCGAAGCCGGCGCTGACGTCCACCGGCAGTCTGCCGATATTCACATTGCCGCTGAGTACACCGGCGCCGGCGAATGTCGCGATTATTCTCGCCTGAAGATTCGCGCTGCTGGACAATGCACCGGCGCCGGCGAATGTCGATTGAACCACATTTCTTTGATTTAATTTCGCGCTGATTGTGCCGGCGCCGTTTAAATTCGCCGCAACGAGCATTCTTTGACGTAAATTTGAAGAGAAGCCGCCGGCGCCCGTAAACGCTGCGGAAACGTCGACTGGCGCTGCCGCAATAGTCTGAATGAAATTTCCTCGCCGTGCGAGCGTTGGTGTTAGCAGAGTAATCGGTGGCCCAAAGGTGAGTGCCGGAGTGCCAGCGCCCAGAGTAATATTATGATGGAGGCCGGATAAGTCTGGCTCCGGTGACGCGAGCCCGTCGAGAGGCCAATAAGCAAAAATTGCCGCAGGCCTAATGATGAAAGGACGTATACCCTGCGCTAAGCTGGCAATTTCCTGCGGAGTCAGTACTGTATTCCAAAGTGCAAAATCGGCGATTGCCCCGTTCCAGTTCGGCGCAGTGCCACCGACAAAAGAAATATTATCAGAAGAGTTTGTTAGATTACCACTGCCCGCAGCAGTGCCATCTGATACCCCATTGAAGTACGTTCGTAAGCCGTCGGCGGCGCTATAAGTCATCGCCAAGTGCGTCCACACACCATTAACAACTGTGTGTGATCCGGGGTCTATAGCCACGGTGTCGGCCCGCGTGTACCATGCAACCTTGCCCGTTGATCTAAAGAACACAGTAAATTCATCTACGGCCCCAGAAGAGGCTGTCTTATTCATTACGCTGCAATAGTCAGGAAACGAAGCGCCGTCGTGGCGAACCCATCCAGAAAAGGATGCCGCAGCGGGAAACGATGGGGAGGATGCAACAACCGCCCCGGCAGTGCCAGTAGAGAACGCCCGCGCCATCAGATCAGGCCATAACGTTTCGAAATGGCAAAGCAGACGAGCTCGGCTTTCTGCTGCGCAGTGGCACTAGAGAACGGCGCCGGAATCACCGAGTTGAGCGCCTGCACGATAGTCTGCGCGCCGTGCCCGGCCGACACCGCTTGATTGAGTGTCGTATCGAAGGCGTTGTCGATTTGTGTGACAGCAGCGTTGAGATCGTCGAGAGAAAAACCGGCCAACTGTGAGTTGCTCACAAACCACTTGTTGGCCCAATAGGCCGAAGTGTCTCGCGTCTGTTGTGGAGTTAATGTTGTCATCTGAATCACTCCCATACCAGACTGAACTGCCACACCGATGTTTGTGCCAGCGTCCAACCAGAGGTATTAAAGGTGGCCAGTACGGTTAGGATACTGTTGGCCGTCGGGCTCGTGGTCAGCGTGACCTTATTCTCAACAATTATATCCGCCGTCGCCCACGTCTGGGAAACTTGCGTTTCGGTGCTCAGCGTTGTCCCGCCGATATTGCTGCCCGCGGCCGTTTGGCCGTCGCTGACGGTAAGCTTGGCGACGCCGCTTGTGGCGTTTGCCCAGGCCAGGCAGCGCAATTTCAGTGTCCCCGACGGGATCACTTCAGGAAGATTAAACTGTAAGACGGCGGCGGCATCGGCGGCGAGAGAGGCCACAACGCCAATACCTTCGATCGCACCGGCGTTATTAGTATTTGTCGCCGGGACGTAGACCGCCGCCGAGAGGTTGCCCGAGGCGCCACCGAGATAAATCGAACTCGGAAGTATAGGTCCGCCCGCCATCGAGTCCTCACTATGCGAGAGTGATCGCGAGATTGCCCGCAGTCAGCGTCACGGTATCGCCTGGCAATGGTGTGCGAATGGTGTTCAGCGTTCCATACCAAAGCATCGAGCCGGCATTGCTTGAGACAGTGTCAGCAACGAACATGCCGGACAGCACGGCGCTAGATGAGAATGTGCCGAACGTGACCGCCGTCGAATTCGAAGCCGAAGCCGAACCCGCCGGCGTCGCCGCGCCCGCGAATGCCATCGATTGCCGCGTGTAGCCCGATCCGGTCCCCACTTCGGACGACGCCGCCGACGACGGCACGCCGAGACTAAGACCGATGAACACGCCAGCCGGTGTCGCCGGCGCCGCCGCCTTCAGCGACCAATCCAACATGTTCTTCATTGCATAGAGGCCGATGTTTGCCATGACGGCTTGCTCCTATCGTTGCAGGACCGAGCGATTGGATTCATATTCCGCAAGCCGCCGCTCTAGTTCCCACTGGCGGAATGTCACATAGTTGTCGAGCACATTAGGCGGATAAGCGAGCCGTTCGGCCAATCGCTTTTGACTTTCGTGCAAATAGAATCGATTCACCCGGTCATCATACACCGGCGAATAGCCCTGTTCTTTCAGCATTGGCTCCCATGCGCCATAGGACGGCGATGCGTCGGCGCTATAGACTGCTTCGATGCAAAACAACCACGGCTGATATTTTTTGAAATCGAGTCCCGCCAGCACTTGCTTTTCCATGCCCTCAACGTCGATGCACACCAGATGCAAAGTGTTGCCGTTTAGCGTCCGATCGAGCACGCGCGTCAACGTCGTCGTCGGCACCTTCGCACCTTCCTCGGTAATGTGCGCGCCATTGAATTCGCGATGCCGATCGACAATGTTGCGGGCGCCAGTCGAGAGGCCACGAAAGTTGCAGAGGAAATATTCGCTTTCACCTTCTTCTTTCTCGCCGATCATGTCGCGGATGATCAGATCGCGCGGGCGCCAGCGTTTCCATTCGCTCGCCCAGGACGGCTCGAAATTGTAGATCGGATCACAGACGACGCCATGCCAGCCGCGGTTATAGAGCGCTGCGGTATTTGAATGCGTCAACGCCTGATAGGAGCCGACATCGGCATAAAAGCCGTCATCGACGTCAGCAAATACTCGCGCCAGAATGACATCCTCGAGATTTGATGAGAATGAAATCATCATCGCAGCAGCCCCCGCGCCGCAGCGATGATTGTTTCCGACGTGATGTCAGAAATGCACGCTGCATAGTCGGCGTCATTGATTTTTGTCGGATGGCAGGTATCAAACGATTCGTGCAATTGATGACACGGCCAGCATGGCACCCGCTGCGGATCGGCATGCAGTGTCGTGGTATTTAGCCAATGCTTGGTTATGTTTTCATCGCTCGCGTGCGACAGCATGATAATTTTGGGGATTGGCTCGAACGCAACGCCCCAACTCGGGCCAGTGTCGCCGCCGATGTAGAGATCGCACGCTGCAGCAAAAGTAAGGATGCGCCGTATCGGCCACGTTTGATCCTGTTCGCTCGGCGAGCCCGCATGTGTCAGGCCATCGAGTGAACCGTTTTGCGCCTTCACAGTATCCATGGCGATTTTAGCTAACGCCGCGTCACGGTGCGGCGGCGGCGCGCCGAGCATGACCACGCGAGCGCCAAGCTCCTTGATCAGCCGGGCGATAACCAGCGGCCCATATGGATAGACTTTGTCGATCCGCGTGCCGGAAAGACACCATGCAATGATCGGGCCAGTGCCGAGCTTGCGTTTCGTGACATAGGCTTGCTCTTTCTCTTCCGCGGTCGGAAAGAACAATGGGCCGAAGCTATGCGGCAGGCCGAGCACGTCATGCGCGGTTTCCAGATAACTCCCCGCGCACAATTTGCGCCGATAGTCCTGCGGCCACCAAAACCAAGTTTGGATTGGGAAAAGCGCATGTCGGCATTCGACAGCGTGTCCGAGATTGGCAAAGCGCTCGTATTCCTTGGCGCGCAGCCGATACCACTGTTGCCATGCGTTGATGTCGGTCGGCCAATCTTTCTGGTCGTAAACAGCGATTTTATCGATATGAGGATTGTTCTCGAACAGCACGCAGTTAGGCGTCTGCGTGATCATTTCGACCTTCAATCCCATTTCCTTTAGCGGCCGACAAACACTCGCGGCGATCAGATTGTCGCCGACGCCGCCGCAGCGGCTCACGCCAGCCCATCCCATGGCGCCTTGATACGGAGCGCGCGGCACCAGCATTTTCAATTTGCTGCCGCCAGATTTCAACTGATCGTGGAACTTAATTTGATCGTCGACGAGCGGTCGGAATTCTTCGAGCCGTTCTTTGGGGATTGCCAGGATGTTGTAGCTCAACGTGCGGAATGGCTGCAACTCAATGTGTTTGATAGTCAGGAAAACGTTTTCAGGGCATTTCTTCCAGTTGTCGGCAGAGTACATGTCCGGCTTGTGCGAATAAGTGAAATAACCGTTTTGCCGCAAATAAAGCATTACATCATAGTCGCCCTTTCCTTCGGAATGCTCTTCCAGATAGATCACAGGACGGCAGCGCTTGATTGACTGCTTGGCGCCCTCTAGCGCCATCAGTTCCGAGCCCTCGATGTCGAGCAGGATGAAGTGCACGTCATCGCCCTGCAGCCAATCATCGAGCGCAATCAAGCGAACGCTGGCGCTGCCGGCACCGAGCGCAGTGCAGCCGTAGTTATCATGGCCGAGCTCGGCGTACAGCCGCAACTTGGAATCGCCGCGCGAATGCCAGAGCCCAAAGCTCGAGCACGTGATATTTTTATGTTCCTTGGCATTGCGCTTGAGCAACTCGAAGGCTTCCGGCTGCGGCTCAAATGCATAAACCTTCCCGGCCATTCCGGCGAGCGGAACGGTAAGCGCGCCAATGTTGGCGCCGCCATTAACGACCGTCCAATCCGGCTTGATGATCCGTTGAAACAGCGCAGTCTCATCAGGCGAATATTCGCCGTAAAGCTCAAGCGATCGGCCGATGTAGGCGTCGCCAGCAAAATAGGCCATCCGGCCATGACGCGTTTGCGTCGTTCTGACATTTTCGACAAGCATCAGCTTTCAAGGCCTCCGACTGCAAACAACACCGCCTCGCATTCGTGATTTTCCGGTTCGATCTTTTCGCCGGCCATGAAACGCAAATGGCGCGCTTGCTTGCGCGCGATCTCGGCGAGAATGGCGTTTTGTTCAAGGCGCAATTTGATCAATGCGGCCTCGTCCAAGCCGAACGCTGCGCGATCAAACATTTCGACGGTATCGCGCCATTCACTTGCTAAAGCCCGAAGCGCATCGAGATTTGAGCTCAAGGCATCCCCTCCTATGCAATCGGCACTTCCACGCGATGCCGCCGCAGTAATTGCTCGGCCGACCACGGAATTGCCGTTTCGCGTCCCGCGACGCTTAGGCTGCGCACGTCGTAGGTATGAATCGCGTAAAGCTTCAAAGCTTGTTTGATGCTCTCAGGAACGACACCGACATTCGGCGAGCTCGAGGCGTCGACATAACCCGCGCGAAATCTAATTCGCACTGCGTTGATTCCGGCGAACGTTGTCGGCCAGCTGCCGACCGGCAACAGCCATCCCGGCTGACTCACCTTGTCGACCGAATAGTTGCTTGGATCGAGAATTTGTTGCACGCCGCCGGCGTCATCATAAAAAACATTTACAATTTCGATCAGCGGCGGCAGCGGAATGCGAATTTCCCTTCCGGACGAGCTCGTCGTCGGAAACACGTCGATCGTCGTCGGGAAAGCGTCGAGCGTCAATTCCCACGTTTGGTCGATTAGCGCGCGGCCGAGGAAACCGTCGACGCCGTCGGCATATTGCACCGCCGCGCTGACGCACCCGGCGATCGTCGCATCCTCGTCATCATGATCGACGCGAAAATATTCTTTCGCTTCCGCCAATGTCAGCGGCTCAAATGGCGGCGGCGTGATTAGTTTCAGGCTCACGCCGGCGGCCCTCCTGGTGCCATCTGAAATTCACGGCACCAGTCGTCGGCGGCCGTGATCGGGAAATAGTATTCGGGCGCGGGGATGCGTTGCGCACCAAATAGCGGCGCCGGCGGATGCGCCTGGCAATAGCCGGCGTTGTTGCCGTTGAACGGCCGCCACGCATTACAGATCGCGCATTGATTGGGATCAGCCATGCTTGAGCCCTCCCGAAGTCATTTGCGTCAGGTCGAGGCCTGGCCGGCCGGCCGGACCTGGCGCCCCGCGCTCGCCGTCGTTGCCGTTGCGGCCAGGCAGCCCGCTGCGAACGATCAGCAGCCAATCGTCGCTTGGCATTTTCTGATCGGTGTCATTGCGGCATAACCACGTCGAACCGCCATGCGTCACGCATTGCCCGCGCTTGTACGAAGCGCCGGCGCGATATGGTCCGCAGTGAAAATCGGCAAGCGTCGGCAGCGGCCAGGCAAATTTGCAGACTGCGGCGCCGCCGCGCAGGAACTCGATTCCGAACACGCCATCGGCCGTGAACTGCTTGGCGTCGTCGAAGCCGAGGCCGTCTTTCCCGTCGATGCCATCGCGACCGTCCTTGCCGCTGGCGCCGATCGGACCCGGCACGCCTGGCAAACCGTCACGGCCCGCGAGCCCGTCCGCGCCGGCCTTGCCGGGCTCGCCTGGCGGCCCGCGATCGCCCGGCTCGCCTGGTGCGCCATCCTGGCCGCGCTCGCCTCGAGCCATCGCCTTGAGCTCGGCGAGCTCGCCGGCCAGGCGCGCGAATTCTTTGCCCGCTTCGGCGGCCAGCCTTAGCGCCGCATTGAGCGCAGCATGAGCCGCGCCCATTTCCGCCGCCATCGCCCGCCGCTCGGCCGCGAAGTCATCGCGAGCTCGAGCAACTACCCGCGCGAGCGCGAGCTCGAGTTGACTTGCCGCCTCAAAGGCCGGCGGCGAGCTCGAGGATTCGTTCGGCATTTACGTTGACCTGATCGGCTGGCGGCGTCGAGCTCGGCGCCGCCGGCGGCGTTGGGCCAGGGGCCGGCGGCGCGCAGCGCTCGGCGAGCGCTGCGAGATTGTAGTTTTGTTGTTGGAGGTATGGGCTCTCACCGCCCTTCGTCGGCAACAGATTGAATTTTGCTCGCGCTTCGTTCGGCGACAGGAAGCCCGCTTTGACCGCGTCGCCCGTCGTGGTGATTTTCGTTTTCGCGTCCATCCGCAACAGGTCGTCAAGATCGAATTCTGTTTCGTATGGCGTACCGCCGAGGCCGAGGCCGTCGTCTAACAACGCCTCGATTGACTCAATGTGAGTCTGCAGACATTGGCTGTAATACTGTTGGTTCAACGCCTCGACGTTATCAAATGACGGCGCCGGCCCGATCCCGACCATGAACGGCGGCACGCGGAAAACCGAGCAAACATTTTCCGCACTCCATTTTAGTTGCTCGATCAACTGCGACTGCTCGGCCGGCAAACCCATTGATTCAAATTTGAGGCCGTCACTAAGCACCGCGACGCGGCCGGCGTTGTCGCCGCTGAATTTGGTTTCCCATTCGTTTTTGATGTACTCGAGCCGCTGTTGCGCCACCGGACCCGGCGCCGTCAGGATGCCGCCAGGCCTCGAGCCGTGTTCGAAAAACCGGGCGCTATGCCGCTGGATCGCAAGCCCCTGCATGACCGGCAACGCGGCGGCGATGATCGGTGAAATGCCGAACAGCGGATGAAACAGCGGCGTGTTTTTGTCGTGAATAATTTCCGACGACGGCACCTCGATCGGATCGGGCAGGCCAGCGAGATAGTCGGCGGCGAATGTGTAAGCGATCGAGCCATCCGGTGCGAGCAACACCTTGGCGCGCGACGGCTCGAGCACGTGCAGGCCGATCACAACGCCGCGGTTGTCGCGCTCCTTCAGAACGTACGTGTTGCCGTGAATCAGCTTAGATAGCATCCACGTTTCGATAAATTGATTTCGTGTCTGGTAACGGTTCGGCTTGCGCAGCACCGGCGAGAATGCCGGCGAGTCAAATTCGACGTTGATGCCGCTTCCCGTTTCCTTCATTAACCGCAGGCCGAGTTTGCCGATGTCGGTCGAGATAAGCGACAAGCACGAATACACCGCAAAATAGGTGACGACGCTGTCGGCCTTCATATGGACGTTTTTTTGCCAAGCGCCGGTGTAGGGCTCGCGAATGATCGGCCACCACCAATTGCCGCGATCGCCGAACAGCGGCGTTGACGGTTCCGGCTGCGGCGCCGTCATGCTGCGCTGAATTTTGATATTGAAGCCGAAAAGCTTCATTAGCTCTGCGCCCGCAAATCGCGTCGCATGTAGCGGCGCTTTTCTGTTTGCGGCGGCGGCGCCGGCGGTTCGGACTGTTTCCGACTTTCCGACTCGACCGGCTGCGGCTTGAGCGCGCGATCGACGAGCTCGGCCTTGCGACCGCCGACGGCGTCGGCCGCACAAAGCAATCGCGCCTCGAGCTCGCTTGTTTCAAACACGTCGCCGACCTTGCGGTCGGCCCATGACGTTACAGCCCGCACGTGCGGCATTGGCGTCGTTCCTAAGTTTGTGGGCGACCGATTCCAGGGAGGAAACCTAAAAAATCGATCGCCCTTAAACGACGCTAAGACGCGCGCCGTTTATTCCGCGTAGTGCGCGCCCTGAATCCACGCCACGGCCGAAGTTCTTCGACGCAACCATGTGATCCAGCGCTCCGCACGAATGCCCATCATGTTGAGCTGCCAGAGTGAAATCATGTTCGTCGACGCCGTCGGCGGACTATCTGGCGTCGAGTCCATGTTCACACTGGCCTCGCGGCTGGCGTCGACCACCACCTGGCCGTCGTCGGCGAGCAGAATTTCGTCGGCGATGGCGAAGATGATCGGATAACCGTCCGCGGGCGAGCCGCCGACCGCCGGCATGTTTTCCGACGTGACGACGGGATAGCCCATAAGCGTTCCGCCTTGCGGCGTGATGCCCGTGTAGATGATTTGCCCGAGCGCGTTTTGCGCCAGCGACAGAGCAAGCGCCTGTTGCTGCGTCATGATCCAGACGCCCGAGGCAGTCGGTTGATTGACCGCGAGAATGGCCTGGAACAGCAACCGCGTGTCGGCACGGAAAGCCGCCATGTTCACGCCGCTCGGCGTGATAGGCGAGATGCCGTTTGTGATCGACGCCGGCGACACGCCCGTCACCGCCGCCACCGCCGGATCGACGAATTGCCGATCTAGGAATTGCACAATGCCGCGCGCCAGATCGTTCCTAACAACGTCCTCGGCCGCAGGATTGCTAAACCGAATCAGTTCCTCGGTTAGCACCACAATGGCCGCCGCCTTCGCCCATGTGAGCGTCAGCGTGTCGAACGTCATGGAAGTGAGCGGCTTCGGCGCCGCTTCGCCGACCCATTGTGCGGTCGTGCCGCCGGTTGCTCGTGGCAGTTTGATATTGAACGGCACACGCCTCAAACCGGGAATGCGCCCGATGATGGTCAAAGGCCGCAGGAATTCCGCAAATTCGCTGGTCACAAGTTGCGGATAAACCAGCGCGCCGGCCCACGTCGGATCGTATGTCACGCCGGCCGGCACCGCGGCCCGCATGATGTAGTTTTCCTTGTCGTCAAAAAGCTTCGCCAGGTTCGGCGTCGACGACACCCAATCCGTGCGGTTTCTGACGTACTCTTGCGCGCGCCGCGGATCGCCCTGGCCGGCGCCGAGCGCGATCACATAGCGCACAAATTCCTGGCCCTTCGGCGCCGCCGAGCGAATGCTGATCGACCGCGCCGCGCCAATGTCGACGCCACCGCCGCGCGAGGCTGCCGCGGCCTCGAGGCTGTCGCCGGCGACGATGATCGCCTGCTTTTTCTGATCGGCGTCGAGGCGTTGCAGCCTAACGACGTGCTCGCTGATTTGCTTGGATTGAGTCTCGAGGCCGTCATATTCCGTGGCCTCGGCCTCGTCGAGCGTGCGGCCGTCCTCGGCCGACTTCGCCATGAGCGCCGACATTCGGTCCTGCGCCGTCTTGCGCTGACCTTCAAAGGCGGAAATCTGTTCCGCGATCGTTTGCATTTTCGAGTCCTTTCCCTTCGCTGTTTGCTTCGGACCCGAGGCGTCGGGGAGTTTCCGCGTTTCGCTCTTGCGATCCGGCAGGATCGAGGAAACGGCGTCGAATGCCTTTATTTGATTGATCGTCGCTTCATGGTTCGCCGGGATTGTCACCAGCGAGAGCTCGACGACTTCCGAGCGCACAAACCGAATTCCGCCATTGTCCATGAAATTCATTTCCAACGTGCGGAAGCCGATCGACATGCCGCGGATCAAACCGAGGCGCACGTTTTGCTTGGCGTCGTCGATCCGCGTTGCAAGCGGCGTGCCTGGTTTCGCGTCGGCAAACCGCGCGGTGAACGTCACGCCGTCTTTCGTCGGCTTGTCGAGCGTGGCCAGACCGAGCGGCTGATCGTGCTTGTGCTGCCAAATCAGCGGCAGCGGATTGCGGAATTCGAGACCCTCGGGCTCGACGATGTCGCCCATGCGATCTGGCGTCGGAGTCGAAGCGACTCCCTTGATTTCGCGAATGTCGTCGGCGGCCTCGGGCTCGGCAAATTTGAGAGTCGCCCATGCGCGTTCGATGTGGCGCGGCGCCTGCTCTTTCGTGATTAGCGGCGCCGTCAGCGAAACCCGGTGCGACTCGCTGTTTGCTGACGACGCCTCAGAGCCGGCGCACAGCAATGCGCCGCCCTGTTCAAACTCGGGATGTTGGAGAAGTGCGACCCGCTCGCGCGTCGGCCCCATGCTAGGCCCCTGTGTCGCGAGTCGCAGATTTGCCGTTTAAAGCTTTTCGCCCGAACTCGCAAGCCGTTGCGGCCGGCCGCTACCCTATAAACGCGATGTTGTATTCCGGCGGATTGGCGACCTGTTCCGGAATTACGCCGACGGCCATTGCCAAAGCGACCATGCCGTCGATCCGGCCATAATGGCGTTTTTTCACGAACTTTTTATTTTCGTGGTTGTCCTCGATCGTCACGGCATTGTAGGCGCACATTTGCAAAACCGGATGGTTGCCGTGCGCCATGCGCTTGTTCGAAAGGTGCCGCTCGAGCTCTTTCAACGCCGGCCCGAACGCCTTGAAGTCTTGTCGGAACTCGAAAAACCTGGCCTCGATCGTTTGCTCGTCCATGCCGGCGCGGAGCAGATACGGCTTGAATTGCGAAAAATTCCACCGGTCGAACGCCAGCTTTTTAATTGGGTAGCGATCGAATAGCTCGAGCAGTCGATCGACCACAAAGTCATAGTCGACCGTGGCGCCTGGCGTGACTTCCAAAAAACCTTGCCGCTGCCACACGTCATACGGCGTACGATCGAGCCGTGAGCGCTCGGCCAGGCTGTCGCCAGGCAACCAGAAATGCGGCTCGACTTGCCACACGCCGCCGACCTTGCCGATTAGCACAAGCGCCGTCAGGTCGCGCACTGCCGACAGGTCGAGGCCGCCAAAGACTTCGTCGCATTCCTCGAGCGGCTTGACCGGCGCACCGCAGCTGCGCCACGTTTCGATCGTCACAAACGGCGACCTCGCCTCGACCCGCTGATTGAGCACCAAGTTTCGGAAATCATTCTCGCGGCTCTGAATGCGCTTGGCGTCCTTCGCCATTTGCCGCACTTCGTCGGCGTTCATAAAAACGTCGAATGCAGGATTGGCCGCGCGGATCGCCTTGTCGGAAAACGGATCGAGATCAACGGGCGCCGTGTGCAATCGCAACACCGTGCGCGGATCGTGCCCCTCGATCGCGTCATCGATCAGGATCGAGAGCAAATCATTGTCGGTGCGCGCTTGCGTGCTGATAATGATCGAGAGCGGATTTTCCTGCGCCGCCGTCGCCGTCTCGAGCGCCTCATATAATTCGGAGCGCGGCCCGCGGACCTGGCCGAGCTCGTCGTGAATGACCAGCACCGGCGACAATCCATAAGCCGTCGAGGTTTCGGCCGACAAAGCCCGGTAAACGGTGCCGAGCTCGGGACAATGAATCTCTTTCCGCGCTTCCTTGATTTCCAGCGTCGCGCGCAACACTCGCGACATGCGGATCATTTTGCAGGCGAGCCCGAACAGGATGCCGGCTTGCTGCAGGCCTTGCGCGGCGGAAAAAATTTGCCCGTTGCGAACGTGCATCGGCCCGCACAAGTGCAGCAACACCATTAACGCCGTTTGCGTCGTCTTTGCATTCTTGCGGCCTCGCGACAGGATCGCGCGCCGCGTGCCGTGCGGGTTGTCATAAATTGCCGCCAAGTCATCTTTCATAAACTCGGCAAGTTTCAGCTTCTCGCCGATAAACTTGCCATCCGGCACGCGGCAGTATTCTTCAATCCAGCCGATCGCGCCGGCGCCGTCACGTGTCCATTTGCTCACTCATGCCGTCACCTTGTCGCACTAAGTTTCCGTTTTAGCATTGCGTGTGATGGCAAACGATCTCACGCGCACCTTTCTTAAACATAATACCGCCCCATAGCATAGTCGCCAGGCCTCGACGTGCGAGCGCGTGACCGTGGCCGAAGTGCTCCCAACCCGGCGACTCTGGTGGCGGCGGCGCAGCCGTCTCGAGGATCGCATTCAAAACGTCTTGCTGCGCGTCGGCGTCGTTATCGGCCTGCGAATGCAAATCCGGCCGGCGGATATTCAAGATGATGCCGCCGAAGGCTTGGTTTGCCATCAGCTTTTTGCAGCCGAGGCCGAGCGTCTGCACGCAACCGCCATAAGTCATCTGGCCGAACGCGACATTGCCGCCGAGCGTTTCGCCGCCGCACCATAAGCTTTGCTGTATCCCGGCAAGCGTGTCGATGTTGCGTTGCCCGTCGAGGCCTTGCGCAATCACGGTCATGGCGTTCGCTCCGCAGCTGTAACCATAGATCACGGTGCGCGTGTCCGCCGGCGACGCCAAAATTTCGTTCGCGACTTCCGTCGTTTGCCAATAGTTGAACACGTGAACAAATTCGACATTCGGAATTTGCCGCGCCTGCTCAGCAATTTCATCTATGCCGCGCGACGTTCCCCACCGATTATCGCCCCAACCGTATAGGCCCCACACGCGCGTTAAGGGCTCGGCGGCTCGAGCCGACTGCGACAGGCAAAAGACGGCGACCGCGATCGCGATCACCGTGAGCGCCGCCAGGCATATGCGTAGGATCGTTTTGTCGGTCATGGCTGTTCCCTTTTTAGATCGACAGCGGAGCGTGAGCCGGGATGACTCGTTGCATCGGATCGACAAGCAATGCGCGAGGGTTTAGCGCAGAAATCCGATGTTGCCGGGCGACTCCTGTTTAGGGTTTAGCTCCGCTGCCGAATTCGATTTTTGGCAAGTCGTCGCGCGCGTGCCACGGCTCGATCGATTGCGCCGGCCGCTCGACCTGGCGCGGCCGCGCCTCGACCATTGCCGGCGGCTTTTCCGTTTCCGGGATCGCGCGCGGCCAGTGCTGCAGCTTGCGTGCTCGCTCGACGAGCGGATTTTTTTGCGCCGGCGGCTCGACGCGCCGCTTCGGTGCGAATTCGGAAAAGGTGCCGGCCACGCGCGCCCCTCGACCGTCGGGTCCGTGCTGCCGGCTCTGTCGGCAAGGCGTCCGCCAGCACTCAGGATCGTCGACGAGCGGCTGCGGCATCAACTCATTCGCGATCGGCGGCGCCGGCCTGGCACGCCAGTTTTGCCAAAGCGCCATGCTGAAAACGCCGAGCGACCACGACAGGATCGCGATCGCAGCGAGCTCTATGTCGGCCAGGATCATTGCGGTGTTTCCTCATTCGAGGCGCCGGCCGCGGGCGCCAATGGTCGTCCCCGCCGGCTGTCGGTGTTGTTCGGCTCGATGCGCAGCATGCCCGCGTCACTTGCCGACTTGACGCGCCGGTGCGTAAGACCCGCTAACCGCGCCGGAATCCAAAAGTGGAAAATGGAAAATAGTTTATGGGGAACTAATTGATTTTGCTCAAAATCCCTGTTTGCGCCAGAGACAGGAATTTCGTTGCGGATCAATGCCTTCCCCACAAGAACGTTTTCCATTTTCCTGCATTGTGCTGCGCGGCTGGAAAAACGAGCGGACCGCCGGCGGATCAAACGGCGGCCGCGACTCGTGCTACGGACGATTAAGCTTGTGCCCATTTTGAATGGCCTCCCTCGATCCGCTCGATTGCCCGCGTCACGCGCGGGAATTTCAGCCTGGCACCGTCTGCCTTTCGCTGATCTTTTTTGTCGAGCTCTCGCCAAGGATATATTCGACATCGATCACATCGCCGTCGGCGAGCTCGTGCCAGTGCTCGGCAATAAAGTCGTGAGCGTGGCCTTTGCTCCGGCGATCTTTCCAGTCGTATGGATCATAAGCAACGCCGCTGCATTGCGCGTCGATCATGATGATGCAACGCTCATCCTCGGTTCCGCGATAGCCGTCGCGCCGCAGCAAATAGCGCTGCGCCTCGTTGACCGGCACTGGCCGAATGCAAATCACCGGAATGAAGGTGTTTGCGTCACGGATTTCTAGGCATTTGATTTCCATGGCCGCCCTCAATCGTCGAGCCGTTCGACCAGCGACGGCCGATCCATGTCGCGCTCGTGCGTCGTGTCATAGTTGGGCGATGGGTCGCGCTCTTTCGTCGTGTCATAGAGCACGAGTTGCCGCTCAGCCTCGGCCGCGAGTCCGCATTCGATCGCGCGCGCGAAGCCGGCGAAAATGTCGGCGGCTATCAAACGGCGAACGTGCTCGGTCGGCCTTGCCGATCGAACCTGCTCCCTGATCTGCTCGCCGGCCTCGCGCCGCAGCCACGTCTCGATTGCAATCCAAAATTCCGGGCTCACTGTTTGCTCATCCTTGTTGCGTTAGTTACTCGTCAATTGCACCACATGACATTTGCTCCGCTCGCCGCGCAGGCCGCGCAACCAATGCTCAAAGCTTTGGTCGCTCATGGCCGCAGCTACACGTCCGGCGGCAATCCCGAGCGCGCCGCCGGCGACGGCCAGCGACACGTTGCCGATCAATCCGCCTTCGCCATCGTCGACGAAGCCGACGAGCTCGAGCAGTTTAACCGACAGCGCTTCGGCCTGGTCGTGTGCTCCCTCAGCCGTTCGCGGATCGGGCTCGCTTTGCTGCATTGTCTTTTCCTCCCCTGCGTCGAGGCGCGAGCGCCAGGCGCGCGTAATAAAAAACCGCCGGCGGCGTGATCCCATAGTCCCGCGCGATCCCCTTGACGTTCTCGCCGGACATGTAGCGCCGCACGATTTCGGCGCGCTGTTCGCTCGACGTTTTGTGGAAGGTGCCCATTGTTCACATTCCCATTTTCACCAGCGCGGCGTGCGCGGTGTTTTCCTCGGCCGCGGCGTTTTCCAAGTCGTCGCAGAAAGCATCGAGCGCCAGGCGCGACCACAACACGCAACCGTCGAGCAACACCGGTCGCGGCGCCCTGCCGTCCTCGACCAGCTGTAGGAATTTAGTTTCGGACAATCCGACATAGGCCGCGGCGCCAGCGCAGCGAAACATGCGCGGCAGTGCCGTGACGTATGTGAGCGGCTGCCTACCCATTGAGCGCTTTCACCCGCGTGTCGACGATGCCTTTGCACTGCGCGGTATCCTCGGCGACCAAGTTGCACTGATTGCGCAACCGGCGTTGCGCGTCGCTGGCAAACCAGCGCTTCAATTCCTCGGCGTCGGTCGCAGCGACGCAAGTCGCCTCGACCAGCGCGACGTATTGCTCGAAATTTTTAGGCGCCGCCGACGACGGTTTGATTGGTGGCGTTTCCGTCGCCGACGACGCCTCCGCCTGGTCCGACTCCGGTGAGGCCGGTCGCGAAACGTCGGACTCTGGCGGCCCCCCGACCTCTGTCGCGGGTTTTTCGGGCGCGACCTGGTCGGGCGAGCTCGCGAAGTGATCGAGCATTGCATTAGCCGACTCGAGCCGCACGCGTTGCTGCTGCGGCCCGTTCGGTTCGCGTTTTTCAAGATCGTAGAGCGCGTCATCGCGGCGGAATATTTGCTCGACGGCCGCGCTCATCGGCAGCCGCTTGGCGTGCCGGCGCGCCACGGTTTTCTTGCACATTTCCGGATAAAAAACTTTGTCGTGCCACGGACCTTTCGAGGCGCGCGATTTGGTCCGCACCTGTTCAATCTCGCCGATCGTCATGAATTCGATCGACTGGCCGATCGGCTTGAACTTGGCGACCGAATAGGCGCCGATGATCGGCCGCGTGTGCGCGCTCTCATCTAACGACGGCTTATGGAATACGCGCGGATCGTCGCCGTGCTGAATTTCGAACGGATCGCCGGCGCGCACAATGTAAACGTCCCAACTGGCAACTTCGTCCGATGCGAGCACCTTGCGCCGGAGCCCGCGAATCATCGGCAGCCACCGCGCAATGCGCCGGCCATCTTCCTTGAACGGCACAATGGCGCCCTCGCTGCCGTCCGGCAGCAATCCGTCTTGCGCGGCGTGCATTGCCGCCGACAGCACCGACCCGCGATCGCAGTCGTGCAGGATCGGCGCATTCTGCAACGCCGTTATGAGCACGCGCGAGAAGTGATCAACGTCGATGCCGGACATTTTGAGCGCCATCGCAAATTGCGAATGCAAGGCGCCGATGTCTTTGCGCAAGCCGACGATCGTCGGCAGCTGCGGTGTTTCAGTTTGTTGCGTTTGCGCCATTTTCCATTTTCCTTGTTCGCAGCACGCGGAATTCCGTGGCCTCGATTTCCTTGCGCTGTTGCATTTTGAACGTGACCCGCCAGCCGGGAACAATTGCGCGCTCGGCGTCGCCGATCTTGGCGCGGATTTCGGTTTCGATTTCCTTTTTCGCTTTCTCGCGCAAGGCAATTTCCGCCGAAAGCGTTTTGCGCTGCTCGAGCAATTCCGGCAGTCGGTTATCGCCCGCCAGGTCGACCACCTTGCCAGGCTGTTCGTTCGGGTAGAGCAGCGGAATCAACCCGGCGTCGCGAGCATAGTTCAGCGGCGGCTCGATCCCCTGATCGACGTGGCGCCAGAATTCGGCGACCCGCTCGCAGATTTTCTGCTCGGCCGCCTGGTTCCGGTCGATCGGATAGAGGTGCATTTCGCAGCGCCGGAAACCGAGCACCAGGCAGGCCACAACGCCCCAGGCAAAGCCCGTGAGAAGCATTTGCGTGGCGGCCTGTAGAGTAACCCATGGCGGCGGCGTGTCGCCCCACCAGCGCTCGAAAACGTCGGCCTCGGTCGTCTTTGCCTCGAGCACGCCGAAGCCGCGCGACCTGTCCGCGGTGTCCTCGACGTAATAGTCAGGCGTGGCGCCGAGCCGAAAATCCGGATCGCGGTAGTAATGTTCGGCCTTTGTGAGTTTCCACGCCGGCCGCTCGTCGCGCATAGCTTTGGGAAACGAGTCCTCGAGCCATCGGCCGCGGCGCAATACGTCGTCGTCGGGAACCGGCCTTATGACGCCGCGCTTTTCCCAATAGAGCGCCGCCGGCGTTTTGTCTTTCCGTTCATCGAGGCCAAACAGTTGCGCCGTCTGCGTCGCCGTCACGTCCTGGTCGCGCCAGGCGAGCCATTCGGCCTCGTCGGTGATCGGTCGCCGCTCGATCACGTTAGACTTCCTTTGGCTGCTTTTTGCCCGGCTTGGCGTCGCTCGTCGCGCGCTTGTGCTTCTCGATCCACGCGTCGAGATCGCGCACTTGATAGAGCACCCGCTTTGAAAATTTGGCGTAGCGCGGCCCGCTGCCGTTCATTCGATATTCGGCAAGCGTCCGAACACTGACGCGGCAATATTCCGCGGCCTCGGCCGGCGTTAATTGACTCATACTCTGCACTGACATTGCACGCTTTCCCACCTTTGTTGCAAACCTCTCCCTTCGTCGGCGCACTTCTGCTGCGCCGACCCTTCGCAAATCCATGTCGTGAGTTGCGGGCTTTGTCGCCCCCGCGGCCGCCCGGCTGCGCCATTGATTTTGGCGAAATCTAAATGCCCGGCTTGCGCCTAAGATAAAGCCGGCCCGCTCTTTTTTTCAACCGTAATCTTCTGACGTCGTGTCACGTAACGCACGAGGCTTCATCGCCCTGCATCAAATTGCATCAATACCGCCTACTGACTTGCGCATATCCCTTTCACGACCTTGAATTAAATTCACAGCCCTTCACGAATTGTTACGGCCTGCAACGCGGCTTGGATTTTCTCCCGTGAGCCCTTCCAACGGTGCAAATTTTCCAAGCTGTCCGCATTGTGGGCAACGTTTGTTGCGCCGGCACGGCGCCGATCTGCCGCCGCAAGCCGCCCTGATCTTCGACATGATCGAGGCGTCGCGCACCCGCGGCGTTAGCGCCGAGACTTTGGCGTCAGTGTTCTTTCCCGGCAAATCGAATCTTGCCGGCCGCCGCCTCGTCTACACGCACGTTTTTCGGATCAATGATTTTCTAAAGACGAGCCCTGTGCACGTCGCTAATCGCGCGCCGGTCGACAACTACGCCATGCGCGGCCGACCTGCTGGCTACTACGTCGTGAAACGACGGCGCGGTGCCGCCGGGCACGTGCGAGGCCCTGCGGCATGAGCAAACAAATCTTGCCGCACATCCGCGACGAGTTTCGCGATCTTTTGCCACCGTTGAGCGGCGAGGAAAAAGAAGCGCTGCGCGCGAGCATAGAGCGCGAAGGCGTCCGCGATCCAATCATCGTCGACGAGGATGGCGCAATCCTTGACGGGCACAATCGCTATTCGATCGACGCGTCTGCGCCGACCCGCATCGTCAACGGAATGACGCTGCCGCAGAAAATGGCTTTCATCATTGCGGTCAATCTGCAGCGGCGAAACCTCTCGCCCGATCAGCGCAGCGCTCTCCGACAGCGGCAGCAAAAGATCGCGATGGCGCTCAAGGCTGACGGCGCCACGCAAGAGGACATCGCAACGCGCCTCGGCATTGCGCAACAAACGGTCAGCGATTGGTTCAAAACTAATACCGGCTCCGGTATTGGTTTTGACGCTCGGATCAAAATTCCAAAAGCCGAGCAAATCGTGATTTTCGATCGCGTTGAGGCCGGCGAGTCGCAGGAACAGGTTGCCGCAGACTTCGGCGTCACTCAAATGGCAGTGTCGAAAATCTGCCGCGCCGAGCGCAAGCGGCGGGATCGAGCCGCCTTGTTGGCGCAGCAAGCCGCCGACATCGCTGCCGGCAAGATCACGGCCGCGACGGGACCGTTCGATGTCATCTGCATCGATCCGCCCTGGCCCTATGGCACGAAATACGATCCCGGCGAGCGCCGCGCGGCAAATCCTTATCCCGAAATGTCGCTCGGCGAACTGACGCTGCTCGATGTTGCGAAGCGCGCTGCACCTGATTGCGTCCTATGGCTCTGGACGACCCACAAATTCATGCGTCACAGCTTTGCCCTGCTCGACGCGTGGGGGTTTGAAGACGCGGCGATCTGCACCTGGTTCAAAAACAGAATGGGGCTCGGGTCGCGCATTAGATCGCAAAGCGAATTCGTCATCATGGCAATTCGCGGTTCGCCAGAACTGACGCTGACAAAACAAACCACGGTGTTTCGCGGCGCCATGCGCGAGCATTCGCGCAAGCCCGACGAGTTTTTCGAACTGGTCGAAAGCCTGTGCGCCGGAAGCCGACGCTATGATTGGTTTGCTCGCGAAGCGCGCGACGGATGGCTGGTCGGCGGCAACGATCCAGGAAAATTCGCCGCATGAGCTTGCGCAATTCCAGCACATGGAAGCGCGGCCGGATTGGCGAGATTCTGCAATTCGGCTTTTATCAGAGCGTCGGCGTCGAGCTTGAAGACCTTTCCGATCGCACAAGCGCTCGCGCGCCGTTCCTGTATGGCCGCACGGGCAAAATCATTTCACCCGATGCCAATGCCATTCGCTCGGCGAGATTCTTTATCGAATTCAAAACAAAGACTCATCACCACAACGGCACCGAGGAAGGAATCAACGACTATTCCCTTGAGCATTATCGAGCGGCGCAGCGACGATGGCGTCAGCCTGTCGTCCTGTCAATTCTAAGCATACAAGATGGCGACCTGATTGCCGCGCCTTTAGATCAACTAGGCGAGCCGCGGCCATCGCGAGACCCGGACAACTTTCCTCTGGTCAACTGGCGGGTCCGAAAATTTTCGAGGATTGCGCGATTTTCGCCGCGACACTTATCGACACTTTTCAACGGTGACGGCAAAGCCGCAGCACTCCGCGAACGATGGCTGGCGCAAATGCCCGAGGCCGTCGAAATAGACAAAATCTTGGATTGGCTCCGCGCCGAACAATTAGAATTCGATGCGCTGCGCGAATTCATTTTTGACCAAACGGAACGCGATTGGGCAAAAACCGCATGACCGCCGCGCAGCAAAAAGACTTCTTCACCAAACGCTGGCGCAAGGTTCGCCGGCCCGAGCCGCTCGAGCACCAGATCCAAATCGCGCTTGTTCAGCACCTCAAATATCGTTGCCGACCCGACGTGATCTATTTTCATGTTCCGAACGGCGGCTGGCGCGACGAGCGCGAGGCGGCAAAGTTTAAGGCCATGGGCACGCTGGCCGGCGTCGCCGACATGATTTTTATCTGGAACGATCTCAAGAGCATTCAGCAACCGTGCACCGCTATCCTATTTCTCGAGCTCAAAAGAGCCGGCGGCCAATTGTCCGACGCACAGTGGGAATTCATGGAACGGCTGAACAAACACGTTCCCGGCGTTTGTTATCACATGGCCGACTCGATCGATAGCGCGCTCGAGATATTGCGCGCACACGGCATTCTGAAAAACTAAGGTGCTGCATGGCCTATGTCGGCCCGCTCCGGCTGTTCTACATTCGCGCCAACGTGCGCGCGTTCCTGCTCGGCGCCGGCGAATATGAAACTTTCAAGGATGCTTTCGAGCCGCTGCTATTGGCGGCACGCGATACAGCACTCGACGAGCAAGTCGGCCACGGCGTGTTGTGGAAAATTATCGAGGAAGCTTGCCGCGCGGCTAAAATCGAACCCGAGCCGCCGTCATGAGCGCCGCCGAGCTCGGCCCGTTTGCGCAAGGCTTCGCCATGTGGCGGCGCATTATCGAGCAGGCGCCGCCGGAAGCACATCTGAAAGTCTTTGCCAACGCCGCCGAGGAAGTAGCGACCTTTGTTGCTCGAGGCCTCGACCCGATCGCGGCGGCCGACGAATTGACCGACATTGCGCTCGGCGCCGGCCTCGAGGATGTCGACGCCCTCCAAACCATTGTTGCGCGAACGTTTGAGAAAGTCGCGAATGATACCGAGCGCGCGAATGATTATTCCAAATATGACGACGAGCAACCAAAGACGAACGGACACGACGCGGCGACACGCCAGGCGACGCGATACGTTGCGCCCGATCCTGAAACCATTCCGAAACGCTCGTGGCTGTTCGCCGGCCATTACATTCGCCAAACAGCGAGCGCCACGGTCGCGCCTGGCGGCTTCGGAAAGACGACGTTACAAATTTTTGATGCGCTCGAAATGGTGCGCGCAGGCCTGCGCGTTTGGTATCTGTCCGGGGAGGACCCCCGCGTCGAGCTCGATCGGCGCATAACCGCGCATTGCCTGCAACACAATGTCGTGCTCGCCGACCTGGCCGGCGCGCTATTTGTCGACGATCGCGCATCGTTCCCGATGCTGATCGCCTCGAGCCCGCGCGCCGGCCTCGTCAAATTCGACGATGCCTCGCTTTCCGAATTCGAAGCCGCGATCGTGCTCGACCAAATCGACGCGATAATCCTCGACCCGTTTATCGCCTTTCACACTGTCGGCGAGAACGACAACAACAATATTGACGCCGTCGTGAAACGCCTGGCGGCGATCGCCACGCGGACAAATAGCGCGATCGAAATCAGCCACCACGTGCGCAAGGGCTCGAGCAGCGGCGCCGGCTTCCGCCCCGAGCTCACGGTCGACGACGCCCGCGGCGGCTCGGCGATCGTCAATGCCGTACGCTCGGCGCGCGTGATTAACCGCATGAGCTCGACCGAGGCCGAGCAGGCCAGGGTCGAAAAGAGCAAGCGATCGCTGCATGTCCGCGTCGACATAGGCAAACGGAACATGGCGCCGCCGGCCGACAAGGCGACTTGGTTCCAGCTTGTCGGCGTGCACCTGGCAAACGGCGACTTCGTGCAGGCCTTGGTTCCGTGGACCTTTCCCGGCCTCATGGACGATTTGTCGGTCGAGGATACGGAGCACATTCGCGAACTCGTTCGCCAACGGAACTACCGCGCCGACAGCCGCTCGGATCAATGGCTCGGCCTCGAGGTAGCCAAGCGCATGAAATTGAACGCCATGGATCATGCCGACATTCTGAAAATACAAAAGATTATAGGCGTTTGGCTGCGCAACGGCGTGTTCGTAAAAAAGGAACTGCGCGATGGCGAAACCCGGAAAAACAAGATGTTCTACGTCGCGCCACCGCCGCCGGCTGAAAATGTCGTGCAGCTGTTCCCGGACAACGGGGAGGATTAACCTGGCCGCCGCGCCGCTTTTGCGGCAGTCCTTCTTCAGTGCTGAGTGGGAGCTTGGTTTAGCGTCCAGTGTCGTCCGGTTAGGGCCGGGCCGCTTGACGCGGGCCTAACCGGCGCACTGGCGCAAAATCAAGCCCCCTCGGCACCGATAGACTCCTGTGCGCCACTGGCGCACCATTATTGCGCCAGGGATTGCGCCAGTCCCGCGCCGAATAAAAAATGCACTGGCGCAGCCGCCAGGCCAGGCCGCCGCCTGGTTTTTGTCCGGATGAAATCCCGGCACTCGCCGGCTTTCACGTGAAACAGGGAGGAACCTTTGACCGAAAGCCCCGACGACGACGAGGACGCTGCGGCCGCTGATCACGCCCGCCAGGTCCAAGCGCTATCGGCCGAGCTCTGGCCGTTGATCGCACCACGGCTCGCCGGAAGGCCGCCAGAGGTACAATCCTCGGTGCTCGCCGATCTGGCCGCCGGATGGCTCGCCGGCCACGTCGTTGCCGGCGATCCCGCGGCGACGACGCGGTTGCGCGCCGAGTTGTTCGACCTGTTCGTCCGCCTGGTGGCCGACCTGGTCCGGCCGACTTCGATGATGATGCACGGCCACGAATGAAACTGCGGCTCAAAGACGGCGTCGTCGATCGGCTGGTATGGTCGGCGCCCGATAGCCGGATCGCGCCCTTCTGCTCGCTCTGCCAGGCTCACATTCCAGACGACGTGATCCCGCTGCGCATGTGGTCGCCGGAAGGATGGACGGTGCATTTCTGCGAACGCTGCGAAGCCGAGGCCGTCGAGGTAATCAAATAAAAAACCCGTCGATGCACGCCGGCTAGAAACCGGCCGGCACGCCAAAGCGCAAATACATTCGGATCAGCTTTGCGAGCGTGCGATTGATTTTGCCGCCGCGTTCGACGCCGGCAGCGAGCCGCGCCAGCGTCGGCACGCTGACACCCAAGGCCTCGGCCGTCGACTGCGCGTGCGTCGGCAAGTTTAAGGCCTCGAGCGCCGCGAGATATTCGTCGGTTTTCATCAAATCCCGCCCGTCGCGTTTAGGACGCGTCCTTGCTATCCACGCACCAAATGCTGCCGAGCCGCTCGCCGGCGGCGTCGAGGAACACGTCGCCGCGCCCGACGCGGTACGCAAACACATGCGAGCCCACGTAGCCGCCAAAACCATTTTTGGCGTTGACAGTGCCGCACACAATGTCGGTGTGCTCGTCCGCTTCAATCAAAAGCATCCTTATTGTGAGATACGGAACAACTATTTTTCGTTTGAACTCGGCAGCAAACATTGCGCTCGCAGGATCGCGCAATGTTTTCAATACGGCTGCGCGCGCGTCGGCGAATGCTTGCTTGTCGCTGATCGCCGGTGCCTGCGGTGCTGCCGCCGCCGGCGTCGCGGCGATCGGCGACGTTCCGCCAGCGGCGCAAGCCGCTAGCGAGCCGCAGAAAAGGATCAATGCAAGACTTTTCAAAACCCAATAGGTGAACCATGGTCCCTTTCCCCTCGGCAGTTTTCGGGCATTCCAAAGCCGCATGGCACCGCCTTTCGACACTTTCACCAAGCCCATTATTTCTTTGATAGGCTGATCTGATCCTTCCCAAATTAACTGTAATTCGCACTGCGAATATCCATCAGGAAGAGATTCGAGTGCCTCTCGTTGCGTCTTGAATTTTGCTGTCGCGGCCATCCCCGCCCCCTCAAACGGCGCGGATGTTAGAACGACGCGCGGCGACTTCCTGCTCGCGTCGCTTCGCCTGCAGCTGCCGCTTTAGCTCGGCGTTCCACAAGTCGGCGGCGTTTCTGTTTGCTCGATTGCTGTCGAGGCCGCGCACGTAGTAGAGCGCTTGGCTGTCCGATTGCCAGCCGACCGACTTGAGCTCGGCCACGCCGCCGCCGGCGAGCACGATGTCACAGGCACCCGTCTTGCGCAGGCCGTGCATGTTGTACGTGCTCGCGCCGTGGCCGATCCGCCGCAAGTGCCGCGCGATCGCCTTGGACAGTACCGCAGCGTTGGCGAACGCCTGGCCGTCGCCGTTGACGAGAATATGATCGCAACGGCTCGGCGCGCCGTCGGCAATCATTTGGTCGAGCATTTCGCGCAGCGGCTCGACGCATTGCTTGCGCTGCGCTTTCGCCTTGCGCTCGCCGTGCGTCTTTTCCGGCCGCACATAGAGCGCCTCGCCGTCATAGTCCGACCAGCGCAGTTTGACGCAGTCGCCGCCGCGCTGCACCGAATAGTGCAACAGGTTTTTCGCGCGGACCAAATAGAGCGGCGCCGTCGCATCGAACTGTTCCAAGAGCTCGACCGGCCATGGTCGGTGTTCGCGTTGCACCTTGTAAACGCCGCGCGCGGCGTGCGTCGGGTTTGGCAATTTAGCAATGCCGAATTCCGGATAATCGATCGCGGTTTGCCAAACGTCGGAAATGATGTGGATCAGCTTTTGCGCCGCCGCGGTGCCGCGTTTTTTCGCGGTGCCTTCCGCGTAGCGGTTGACGTGATAAACGTCGAAATCGCGCAGTCGCGATCGGCCGAGCTCGCATTCGCGGATCAAATCCAAATCCTTGCGCTGCCGCTTTTTGGTCGACAGTGCCAGGCCGGCATAGCGGGTCGAATTCAAATAAACCTCGATCGCCTTGGCGACCGTGTCCTTGGCGTCCGCCGGTGGCCGATCCGGCGCGCCCTTCTCGACCAGCATTGCGCGCAGGCAAACGTCGTAGGCGCGCTTGAATTCGCCCGAGCCCTCGGCGCCAGGCAGCGCCGTCAGCTTGCCGGCCCGATCGCGGAAATAGGTATAGGTGACGCCTTTGACCGTCCGGCGTTTTAGGTAGCGCATCGAAAATCCCCCGTTGGCGGTTTGTGTTAAGATCAACCGCAGGGAGGATATATCACGGTGATATGCCGTCAAGTGCTAAGTCGTTCAGCGGCCTAGCAGAACGGAGACAGAACAAATGCTCGGGACAATCCTTCTCGTCGCCGCCCTCATCTGCGCCATCCTGGCCGCGCTCGACGTTCACGCCCCGCGCGTTCACCTCGGCTGGATTGCGATCGCGCTCTATATTTCCTGTCGCTGGTGCTTGGCGCCGCGCTGCGCTAGCCGTGGCCGCCCGTTCGTTTTTCCGGCCGCCCGCTAGGCTGATAGCCGCCGAGGGGCAAAACGCACCGGCGGCCTCCCTAGGGGCCATAGCGGCTTCCGGACACAAATTCGAAATTCCTGTCCGGCTTTTCGTAACGGTGCGGACACGAAACGTCCTGTGGCAAAAAAGTCACTATACGGCAGCCGATGGCAGGTCTACCGCCTGGCGCACCTTCGCGAAAATCCGCTTTGCGTGATGTGCCTCGAGCTCGGCCGCCTCGAGCCCGCGACCGTCGTTGACCATATCCGCCGGCACAACGGCACACATGCCGATCCGCTCTTTTGGGAACCGTCTAACTTTCAGTCGCTTTGCTTTCACCACCACAACGCCGTGAAACAGGCGATCGACCGCGGAAGCCGGCCTCGAGGCTATGACATCAACGGCCTGCCGCTGTACGCGCCTCGAGCGGCGATGAAAATCACGACAGCCACGGTTTCGGAACAGCTTCCGGGATCGGCGCCCGGTCGGTCGCATAAGCCGAAAGATGCGTGAGCCGCAGCGTCCGCAGCGTCGCCGCAACCGCATTCTCGCTTGCGCGATGCTGACCTAAAAGCACGCGATAATCCGTCAGGCTGAAATTCTTTTTCGGCAGCCGTTCCATGTGTTTCAGCATTTGCCACAAATGCCGCGCCATGACGACGTGACGGCAATATGAAACCACCACCATGTGGGTCGCTGGTGCGAAGTACGTGGCCGGCACTGCCGCGCAAATGGCGTGCCACTCGTCCCTTTCCTCGGCCGTGAGCTCTGGCGGCGGCTGCGGCCGCTCGAGCACTTCGGCGTCGTCCTCCCGGATCAAAACGACTTCGCGCGACTTCCCGCTTTCTCTGCCGCGAATGCCTTTCATGTGTCACCAAATCCGCCAAAACCGGCTTTTAGAGTTTTTTTTG